TATGCAACATAAGCAACTAGAAGCAGATGACCTTATTGCTGGTTGGGTACAAGCACATCCTAATGATAATCATGTTATTATTAGTACTGACGGTGACTTTGCACAACTTATTGCACCTAACTGTAAACAGTACAACGGCATACAAAACGTTACTATTACACACGAAGGTTACTTTGATGATAAAGGTGCAGAAGTTATTGACAAGAAGACTAAAGCACCTAAACTAGCACCTAAGCCTGACTTTATGTTATTTGAAAAGTGTATGCGTGGCGACACTAGTGATAACGTGTTTAGTGCTTACCCCGGTGTACGTACAAAAGGCACTAAGAATAAAGTAGGTCTTATTGAAGCATACGAAGACAAAGGCACTAAAGGCTTTAACTGGAATAACATGATGTTACAACGCTGGACTGATCATGAAGGCGTAGAACATCGTGTGCTAGATGACTATCAGCGTAATGTTGTACTATGTGACTTGACTGCACAACCTGGCAACATTAGAAGTATTATTAACGACACAATTGAAGAACATGCAACGCCTAAAGAAATTACACAAGTTGGCATGCGTCTTATGAAATTCTGTGCAAAGTGGGATATGCAACGTATTGCAGATCAAGCACAACACTTTGCTGAACCCTTACAAGCGAGGTACCCCACATGACTATGAAAGCAAAAGAAGTTTTAAAAGATAAATTTTGGATCGTTGAAGACGATGGACAAAAAGTAGGCACTTTAAGCGCCGCTGAAGAATGTTATACATATACTTGTCGCACCGGCACTCAAGTGTTTAGTGACTTTAATCAACTTAAAACTTCATTAGGTAAAATTAGTTGGAGTGAAGTAGATGAAAATCAAACTGAGTCTGAATACGAAGTACACGGATATCCAACAAGTTGCGAACCTTTCAACCCAATGTATGATGTAAAGAATAAATTGCCATTGTTTAGTAAGAGCAATAAAAGTAAAAGCCTTTATTGTGCAGGTTACTACACTATTTCATTTGAAAAAGGTTGGGTCAAGAGTTTTTGTCCAAAACAAATTACTATTGAGCGTTACGACTATAGTGGTCCGTTTAAGACAGACATTGAAATGCGTCAGGAGTTAAGTCGTGTCAACAAGTCCTCTTAATACTGCTCCAATACAAAACTTTATCCAGCAAGTTAAAGGTGCTGATGCTAGTCAAGCAAAAGAAGTTAAACTTACTTTGCAACAGGCTAAAGGATTAGCATTTACACTAGGTATTGTTATGGCTAGACTACAAGGTGATATGGAAAAGTTTGTAAAAGAAAATACAAATAGTAATGAAGATATTGTCGAAGTACAACTAGATGGCGGCAATACCTGGTAAAGTGCTACTTTAAAGAGATAAATATATGCGTATATAACTAAAGGATACGCATATGAGCCGACCTAAACCAACGGTATTATTAGAATTTGTTAATAGAAAAACATACCGTAGCGAACAAGTATTAGAATCAGAAGCAATTTGGGCTGTGTTCCATAAAGACAAACCTTTTAATCTAAAAAGTTCAAATATGTTAACGAACTATCCTGGACCTAAATATAAGAAAACTAGTTTTTCTAATCCAGGGCATGCACATAACTTAGCAAGTAAACTAAACGAAATGTTCAATTGCAACGAATTTAATGTGCATAAACTTACTTCAGGTGATGTAGTTGAAGAAGAATGAACTGGAAAGAAACATATACTAAGATCTTCCTAAAGCAAGCAAACATTGCTGTTAACGAAGCAACAATGTCTGAGTACATGCCTGTATGGTGGCAAAACACAAGAAGAAAAGAAACAGGTGGATTGCGTCTTACAGAAAAAGGATTAGACTTTTTAGTTGAAAAATTAGATATTAGCACGTTTGATGTTGCTTTTCCTAGAGACTTTGAACTTACTACAAATACAATTATATGGTTAGATCAATTTATCGACTGTCCTTACTGGCTCGGTAATAAAGTAATTGTAGTTACAGACGAAAAGAAAGCAGTCGAACTAAGCCTTTTCTCCGGCGACTTAAAAAAATACGGAATACAAAAAGCACTATCTAGATCAAAAAAAGATAAAAAATAGGTTGACATTATCTGTAAAGATGTTATTATATATGTATAGTTAGAAACTAGGCACTGATAACTTAATTAAGAGGATATATTATGATCGACGCTATGGCAAGAACAGTTACACCAAATGGGGCAAAGAAAAGCATTTTACGTGCGTTTAAGAAAAAACGTCCGTTGTTCATGTGGGGACCTCCGGGTATTGGTAAGTCTGACATTGTTGGACAAATTACTAAACAACTAAAAAATTCGAAACTAATTGATGTACGACTATCATTATGGGAACCTACAGATATTAAAGGTATTCCATACTTTGACAGCAACTCAGGTACAATGGTGTGGGCACCACCTGCAGAACTTCCAAACGAAGAAGAAGCCGCAAAGTATGATAACATTGTTCTTTTCTTAGACGAAATGAACTCAGCGGCGCCAGCAGTACAAGCGGCGGCTTATCAACTTATTCTTAATCGTCGTGTAGGACAATACAAATTACCAGACAATGTTCTTATTGTAGCGGCTGGTAACAGAGAAGCAGACAAAGGCGTTACTTATAGAATGCCTGCTCCGTTAGCAAATCGTTTTGTACACTTAGAACTTGCTGTAAACTTTGATGATTGGTTTGAATGGGCAATTGGTAACGATATACATAACGATGTTGTTGGTTACCTTACTTTTAGTAAGAAAGATTTATACGATTTCGATCCTAAGAGTCCAAGTCGTTCTTTTGCAACACCACGTAGTTGGTCTTTTGTAAGTGAACTGCTCGACGATGACGAGGACGAAACTACCACTACCGATTTGGTAAGTGGATCAGTTGGCGAAGGTTTGGCTGTCAAGTTCATGGCTCACCGCAAAGTAGCGGCGAGTATGCCTAACCCGACTGATATTTTAGCAGGTAAAGTTAAAGATATGAACACTAAAGAAATCAGTGCCATGTATTCCTTAACAGTGTCATTGTGCTATGAACTCAAACAAGCGTCCGATGCGGGCAATAAAAAGTTTGATAAAATGGTCAGTAACTTCCTGCGATTTGCAATGGATAACTTCGAAACAGAACTTGTAGTTATGGGCATTAAAGTTGCTATTACACAATACCAACTTCCAATTGATCCAGACGAAGTAGATTGTTTTGATGAATTCCATGAGCGATTTGGCAAGTACATTAGTGCCGCCAGTCAATAAGCATTAAAAGGGTAGGGTTCGCTCTACCCTTTTTCTTACCAAAATAGGTTGACATTTACTGTAAATATGTTATTATATATGTACAGTAACAAAGAGGACATGACATGGGCTTAGATACTAAAGGGTTTACACCCGTAGAATTAACAGATGAACAACTAGCAGAAATGCGTGAAGAAGTTCATGACAGAGTTATTGTAGCCCGAGTGGGTCTTTTGTTGCGACATCCGTTCTTTGGTAATATGGCAACACGTATGCGAGTACAATCATGTGACGATTGGTGCCCGACAGCCGCAACAGACGGACGTAACTTATACTACAATACGCAATTCTTTAATGCATTAACTAACAAACAAATTGAATTTGTTATTGCACATGAAATTTTACACTGTGTATTTGATCATATTGTAAGACGTGAAGATCGAGATCCTAGGACGTATAACATTGCATGTGACTATCTTGTAAACAACTTGCTAGTACGTGATAAGATCGGCGAACGTGTAGATCAAATACAAATTTTCCAAGACTTTAAATATGATGGGTGGACGTCAGAAGAAGTATATGATGACATATTTGAAAAGTATGATGAAGAAGAATTAGAAGCACTAGGACAATTACTCGACGAACACATTGATTGGGAGAAAGATGGAGACCAACAAGGTGAAGGCAACAACGCACCAGGTGCTGGAGACAAAGAAGGCAAAGGTAAAGGCGAAGGCCGTCCTACATATTCAAAAGATGAATTAAAAAAGATACGTGACGAAATAAAAGAAAGCATGATTACATCTGCACAATCTGCAGGTGCTGGCAATTTACCAGGCGAAGTTGCACGTATGATTAAAGAACTTACAGAACCTAAAATGAACTGGCGTGAATTGTTACGTCAACAAATACAAAGCACTATACGTAATGACTTTACATTTAGTCGTCCATCACGCAAAGGCTGGCATACTGGTGCTATTCTTCCAGGTATGAATTATGACGAAACTATTGACTTATGTGTTTGTATTGATATGTCTGGTTCAATTGGTAATGCACAAGGGCGTGATTTCCTAAGTGAAGTTAAAGGAATTATGGATGAATATAAAGACTATAAAATTAAATTATGGTGCTTTGATACACAAGTCTATAACGAACAAGATTTTAGTGCAGACGGTGGCGAAGACCTAATGGACTATGAAATTATAGGTGGCGGTGGCACTGACTTTGATGTCAACTGGACTTATATGAAAGAGCAAGATATACAGCCTAAGAAATTTATTATGTTTACAGATGGGTATCCATTTGGTAGTTGGGGTGACGAAGAATATTGCGATACTATCTTTGTTATTCACAGTAACCGTGATAAAAACTTAGAAGCACCATTTGGAATGACAGCACACTATGAAGCAGTTAATTAAAACGCCGAATCCGAATAATATTTTTAATATTAGGACCCCTAAAGTACTTCCACCTCATTATGAATTTGTTGACGTGGAAGTACTTTATAATTTAGAATCCGCAATAAAGGAATGGATAACAGATAACTTAAAAGGAAAGTTCATTATTAATAAAGCAATAAGTGAACATCAAAAAACTATTTTTAGAGTTGGCTTTGAAGATGGTAAAGAAATGAGTTATTTTATGTTAGCCTGTCCACTTTTGCGATATACATAAGTAAAGAGCGCATATATACATTATAAGGAGTTAATTATGAGCGAAAAAGAAAATACAGTACAAGAAGAAGTTGTACCGCAAGGAGCGCCTACAGAGGCACCACAAGCCGGTCCAGATCTTTCAGTACAAGACCTACAAGGACTTAAAACAATTATTGATGTTGCAAGTTCACGTGGAGCATTTAAGCCAAATGAAATGATGAGTGTAGGTCAAGTTTATGGTAAACTTGAAGCATTCCTTTCATCGGTATCACAACAGCAAGCGGCACAAGCGCCTGCAGACGGAGCATAATATGGCAGATTATAAACACGTTGGTAGACTTACTACTAACAATAGAAAACTAGTTGTAGCATATAGAACTATTCCAGGAGATCCAACAAACTGTTTGGTTATTCATACTGAGAGTTTAGATGCCGCAGATCATGATAGTCTATTTAATATTTTAGAAAGTAATGCAGGTCAAACTGCTGATGAACTATCAGAAGTAATGGCTAGAACACAATTGACTGATGGACGCAACATGCTTGGTGGATTTCACCACACAGGTAAACTTGTAAAAGTACCAACTGAGGTAGTTGAACTAACTCCTAATAGAACTACATCAATTAATTTAGCAGAATTAAATCAACTTATTGCTGATCAAAAAGGCGTAACCATTGATGAACTAGCAGGTGGTACACCGGCAGTCAAATCAGAAGCCAGTAGCAATGTTGTAGAAGATGCAGTAAACGCACCTGATTCACCGTTAGATGATGAAGCACTTGCGGCACAATATAGGTCACAAGCCGATTCTTTGTTCAAAGAAGCAAAGCGACTAAGAGAGCAGGCAGAAGAACTTGTTCCGACTAAGAAAAAGGCTAAGATGACTGAAAGTGCAACCTAACAATAAACTATCCAAAGATGTAATCGCTCATTGGCCGGAGATATTCAAAGACATAGAAGTTCATACTGTGCCTTTAGAATATCTTCACTCAATAACAGTAAGATTTGTAGACGGAAAAGCATGGGTAATTGAATTAGATTCTAACAAACTTAACGAAACCGACAACCTTGAATACGGGTTAGAGTCGTTATTCGAAGAGTATGAAGAACAAATTGAAACTATCGACTTCCGTCTTAACACTGAAAAAGTGCGAAAAGACATTATGGCCCGAACAAAAACCTTTATGAAAAAACGTAAATAAATAAAACTACAGTAAGTTTGTCAAAGGCATAAATACTGTTAGTAATTTAGATTATGGAATATTCAGGAGCCACTTAAATGAGTTTAAGAATTAGACGAGGAACCGATGCCCAAAGAGCCGGCGTGACCTTTTTAGAGGGTGAATTAATTTACACCACTGATACTAAAAAGATGTACGTAGGCGACGGTAGTACAGTGGGCGGTATCGCAGTAGACAGTACAGCGGGCAGTATTAACAACTTAACAGACGTCAATATAGCAGGCGTACAAGTAGGACAAATACTACAATGGGATGGAAGCAATTTTATTCCGGGGGATGAAGCAGGTGAAAAAGATAGTATCTTTGGCGCTGATAGTTCAATCTTAGTAGATACTACTAATAGTTCGATTAACTTAAACGGGACTGTAAAAGGTCATATTATTCCAGATCAAAACGAAACTTATAACTTGGGCTCCGCAAGTAACAAGTTTAACGATTTATTCCTTTCTGGTACAACAATTACACTAGGCACTGCAACTATTAGTTCAGATGGTAGTGAAATTACATTAAGTCAACCTATTGTAGCAGAAGTCAAATCAAGTGGTAATGTTGATACTAATGATAATTCAATTACAAATACTGCGGCAGGCGGACAAATTACAGTTGCTCCAGTAGCAGGAAAACAATTTAGAGTTGATGATACATCAGGCGGGACTTCTTTTAGTGTTGACACTGGTGCAAAAAGTGTTGATATTGATAACGGCTATGGTTTAAAACTAGCAACATTTGGCTCGGCAGATTATACTGCACTTGCTGGTAATGAACAACCAGGACAAATTGTGTTTGATAATCCAACTAAAACACTAAAAATGTATAATGGTGTTACATGGGTGCAAGTAGCAGGCTCAGGCGGAGGCTCTGGCGTTGTTGAAGGACAAACATACGATATTAATATTAATGGTGATGTTGTTGGTGATGACAGTACTATTATTTTACAAACAGATACTAAAACACTAAACATAACAGCAATTAATGCAACAGGCGTTTCACAACTGGCTACTGTTAATGCAACAATAGTTAATGGTCAGTTAAAAGGTAACCTGTTAGCGGCTGATGATAGTGTTATGATTAATGGTACTACTAAAAATCTTACTGTTTCACAAGGTTCAATTACTACACTTACTGGTACTGACTTAGACTTTAATTACGTAAAAGCAAATTCGTTTGATGGTAATCTTATTGGTCCTGACTCAACTGTAATGATTAATAATGCTACGCAAAATGCTAATTTTGCTAGTATTGTTGCTACAGAACTTGATGTAAATGGCGATGCATTTGCTGATCAACTTACTGTTACTGCAAGTGCTTTTGCTGTAAACTTTGTTGCAAGCGGAGAATTTCAAGGTAATATAGTTGGTAATGTTAAAGGTGACATAAAAGCCACTGGTGGCCAGACTATTTTATCTAACGGTACTGACGGTACAGACGCAACATTTACTGGTGCTGTAAGCGGTTCGTTAGTAGGTAGTATTACAGCAACAGGTACACTTGACGGTGATCTAACAGGTAGTGTGTTTGGTGACGATAGTTCACTTCTTATTGACGCAACTAATAATAAGATCGTTGGTGATATTAACACTAATATTCCATTAAAAGTTGCTGTTCCAGATGCATACAATGACTTAAGAGCATTACAAATTTATAACTTTGACGGCACATTTGAGAATCCAACTGCTCCAACTAACTTCCAAAGACGTTCTATTACATGGTTAAACTATGACACAGGTAGTGGCACATTTAAAGATAGTTCTTTGATTGCTGGTTATCATCAAACAGCAGGCGGTGGTTATCTTGCACTAACTCCAGTATCAACAAACAATACTGACTTCTTTGAAACTGCTATCGAACTTGATGGTAATGCAGGAAGTGTTAAGATTGCAGGCGGCGTAGTTGGTAGTGTTCAAACTATTAGTGGTCCAGGGGCTATTGATATAACATCACTACATACAGAAATTACAACAACTGGTGCAGATGCATTTACACTAGCAAATGGTGTAGCAGGTCAAGTTAAAATTATTAGTATGGCAGTAGACGGCGGTGACGCAACACTTACTCCGACTACACTTGCAACTGGTACAACTATTACTTTTGATGCTGTAGGCGATAATGTTACATTGATATATGGTGCTAACGGTTGGTTACCAACAGCGGTTCAAAACGCAGTAATAGCATAATACTAAGTTAGTATTTCCCAAACATTCTGTTTAGTATAAAATACTGTAGCATCTCTTTCAATAAGTTTTGCTAACCCTTGAGGTTCGAATGTTTTTGAGATTGCTCTATTTGTTCTAACACTATTTAGATCTCCATCACTATCAGTATTAGTTGTAAAGATAAGTTTCTTTGCTCCATGCTTACGAGCGTATTCTACTTGATAAGGAAGTATATGTCCCCAATTAAAATCATTATGCATCTTGCGTAGACTTCCAGGTGCTTTACCTCGATACTCTTTTAGAGTAGCAGTACGCACCATAAGTCGCCAGCAGTCTTTTTCGTAGTCATCATAATTATGACAGCCACTTATACTCACAATCTTATTATCGATCCAAGTACACCACCATGCTTCATTACCCCAACGCCCGAACTTCATCGATTGGACTGTTTCGTTGTTTTTCAGTCCTTGCACCTTACAGGTGTCCATGAAGGTAAATATTTCATATGGAAGACTATTAATGTTTAATGATTTAATTTCAAAATTTGAAATACGTGATAGCATATTAATACTTATACCCCATGAAGTAGTTGAAGACGAACTCCTGATTCTTATAAGTCACGGCAGTGGCGGACCAGGTGAAGCAGAAACAGCAATGTCTAACTTCTTTTTATCTCACGGGTATACAGTAGGTATAGTTGATTACTTTACAAAACACAATGTGAAGAAGTTATTCTGGTCAGATCGTCCTGCGTATAAAGATGCATACGAAGCAACGTTTAATGAAATGTTTGATATTGCTATACCTAATTATAAAAAAGTTGTTCATATAGGGTTTAGTCTAGGCGGTACATTAGGATTAGTAAATAGTACTAAATTTACTAAGAACTATTGTTTTTATCCCGGAACTGTTGGTATGACTCAAGAATTACTTGATCAAGACTATTCAAACACAACAGTAATTATAGCACAAAATGACATATGGTGTTCTGATTACAGAGAATTTGCATCGCAATGTAAGAGACCACCTCGTAAATGGGTTGCTAAAGATTGTTATCATGGATTTATGATTCCGGGCAAAGAAAAAACTATACCGATTGTAAAATATGTTACAACCGAAAATGTATTATCTTGGGGGCAATTTAACACCTTAGGTCCTAATCATGAGGTATTAAAAAGTTACTTTGATTACACATGGCTAACTATTAAGTTGCTCTATAACGAAAAAGAGTGTATAATGTACATGAATAAGATATTAAAGGAATGTCAAAGTTTATGAATGTTATCATTGTTGCACATGAAAGAAGTTTAAATAAAGCAGAAGGGTTACTTAATGCATATAGAGCGCATAACGTAACTTTAGTTGTTGATAACGAACCTGATACTTCACTAAAGCCTTACGTACAAGATGCACGTAAAGTTCTTGTAGTTAAAGGATTTGAACTTTTAAATATTGTTAACCGTGTGCCGAAGTGTGATAAAGTGTGGTGTATAAGCGAGAACTTACTACCATTACAAAGTCAATTAGAAAGTCATTACGGTATTGATAACTTAAATCCGTTTGCGGCTGAAGTGCTTAGTAACAAGCAACGACTAGATGATTATTGTAGGTTGATTGGTCTAAGTGAGTATGTGCCTATGAGTGTTACTCCAACATTCCATAGTCAACTAGATATTTTTAAAAACAAAGAATTGTTTACTAAACCGGACATCGGTACTGGTAGTAATCCTAGTTTCTTTGGTAACGAACTTAATGTAGAATATCGTCGATGGAACAACAAACATCATTTTTTACAAAATCTTAAAGATAAAAACAAACACAACGACTTCTTTTCATCTAATAAAAAAGGTATACATACACAACGGTTTAATTATAAACCTTGTAAAATTATGGTACAAGAATATTTTTGGAGTGAAGAACCTAGTTTAATTCCTGTAGGAGTTGTACGCAATGGTATTGTAAACAACTTATGTTACCTTAAGACAACTAAAGTTAAATACGGCGAGCAGTTAGATGCAAATAAGAATCCTGTGGAGTTACATAGCAATAGTCGCACAAGTGACATTGCAAAAGATCTTGCTGTATGGATTGTTTCAAACGATGAAATTGATGAAGACCGTCATAATAAAATGCAACACTTTTTGCAAACACTTATTACTAATTTACAAATTAAAGATTTAATCTTTACAGGTCCAGACTTTCATGTAAGTAATGACAAACTAATTGCTATTGACTTTAATCCTCGACCCGGACAGTTTATGAATATACTTGATAAAGTTAATGATTATAAACTGTTTGAAAACATTGTTGCTAACAAAGAAGTAACTATTGATAATCAATTATTGTGGGGTTGTAGTATGTTAACGCCTGGAACAATTACTGAGTTGTCTGGTGTTAACAAAATTAACAAATACTTAAATGCACAAAATACAGAACTTGCGGCAGGCATGACTATTCCTAAGTTTCAAAACTTGCAGAACAAAGCATTTAATGTTAATTTAGATATTGTTGGAAAGAATGAGCAAGAGTTGTTCAACAAGTATAAACAAGTCAATCAACTCTTGCAAAATTGTATTACTTACTAAAGTTTACTACTGCTTCTTCAAACATAAAAACGTTTGCACCAGTACCACCAACATAGGTTACTGTACCACCAAACTTGTCGTTCCATTCAGCAGTGTTGCTCAATGTACCTACAAGTGTACGTAACCCATCTGTAGTTGCTGTATCTGCACCAACTGTTGCAATAGCATCTACAAAGCGGAAACCTAGTTCACCGTCTGCACTAAATGCAATACACGATGTTGCACTATCTTCTTCAATAGCACCTTGGCGTGTTGTAATAGTAAACACTGTATCGGCATCGCCTGCAATGTAACCTTTTGTTGTACTACCACTACCACCGAATGGTACAACTACAAAGTTAATGTCCTTTTCAATACCTAGTACTGTTAAAAACTTTGCTACCGGTTCACTTCCCCAAGTAGCAATTTTAACATCTTGTCCGGCCATTGCATCTAAGTTAGCAAACTGTCGCGAACACATCATTGTTTCATATGTCATTAACGCAACTAAGTTATCTGCGCCAATTGCTGGACTTTGCATATCTGCATCGCCCGGCCACTCACTTGACCATACCGTAAGTACCGGAGTACTTGCACCGTCAATATATGAATATGCTGTAACTGGATTGTTTGCTTGGACAAAGTCATGCTCGACTTCTTGTCCAATTGTCGTTAACACTTGTCTAAATGCTCCTTCTTCGGAACCTGGGTTAACGATAGTAATTTCTGCGTGAGCAGACGTAGCAATAAAAATTGCCGCTAGTGTTGTGATTAGTTTATTCATTTTTTCTCCTAAGATAAAATCACTAAAGTCCGTATTAGACTTTCATAAAATAAATCGCTAAGAAAGAATCCGTATATAACAGGACTCGTATCCCAGCGTCTAAGTGTATATCCTAGTACCGATAAACACAGTATGCATACTAA